ACGGATCGATCACGTCGTTCCGAGACACCGACGCCGATACCGTGCAACTACCCCCGGAGAACTCCGCGCCCATGCTCTGCGTCGTGACGCTCGTGGTATTAACGGTGAAGGTGTCATCCCCATCCGCCGTCGCACACGCGATGTAATGCCGTAACGAATTCAGGCCGTTGTCATACGGTCCGAGCAACGTAAACGTCATCGTCGTGCCGGTGATCGTGACCGTCTCTGCCGTCGAGCCGATCGTGACCAGGATAATGACGTGATTCCCCGGCGTCGTGGCACTCGGCAGATCGATCACGCCATCGAGCGTCGAATTGAAGCTGTGGCTTTGCCCACCGACCGCCGCCCATGCCGCCGAGACAGGCGCCGGGATCAACAGCGCACCAACAAACGCGAGCGCGGCAAGGTTACGGAGCCGAGACATACACCACCGTCCCTGAGAGCTGTGCCGACTGCCCGGTAATGAATCCGAAGTAGCGATTCGCAGTGGCCGTCTTCATTACCGTGGCAGAGCCGTTGCCGAGCGTCAGCCCGCCATTCGCGGCAAAACTCCATCCCGTCGCGGCCGTCGTGCCGCCATTCAATCCCGCCGTCGGACTGGCAATCGCGTCCGTGTCATCTTCGACAAAGGCCACCGTCTGCGCGCCCGCCGCCACGAGGTTGATCGAGCAGATGTAGAAGAACTCCGACGCCACCGCGTTCGCAATCTCTGTGCTCACTGCGGTAGAGACGTTGACCACGAACACGGATTTCGCCTTGTAGGAACACGGATCGATATGCGCGACATACACCGCGCCGAGGGCCGAGGTATTGACCGTGGCGTTCTCACCAGTCGCCCCCGCGCTCGACGCTGGCGCATCCCGCCGCACCGTGCCCGCGCCCATCAGGACGTTATCGGCCGTCTCCGCGACATCTTCGACCACCAGCGGTGACAGCGTGCCCGCCTCATTCGTGATGAAACTGAGGACCGTGCCCGCCAACCCCACCGCCGGTCGGCAGGCGTTGCCTTCTGTGCACTGATTGGGCAACGCGGAGCCGTCCACGTCTTTTGCCTCGTACATCACCTGAGGCCCGGTATCAATAACCCCGCTGTTCTTGTTCGCATCCGCCGACATCGCCAGCCGGATCGACTCCAATTCACTCAGCACGTTCCCGAGGGTTTCGTCAAGCGCTAACGGCGCCTCATCGGGTCCGGTGACTTCGTTCGTACCGTCCACCGACACGGACGCCGATCCAGGCACGATCACGAATGCCGACGCGCCGGCCGCACCGGTATTAACGTAGATACAGTTCAGCGTGGCATCCGTGCCGCCCGTCCGAATCGCCCGAAACCGCGTCAGCAGGTCATGGCCGGTGATCTGCAACACATCACCGATCTCCACCTGTGTGCCAATGGCATCGGTCGGCCCGTTCCCGTCGATCGCCACCCGAATCTGTGCGCCCTCGAGCCGGCAGGACGCCTGCAACGCTTGCGGATGCCCGCTGCCTTGATTGATCGTCGCCGCCGTAAACCCGATCGCGGTGTTGCTCACCGTGATCTGTTCCGTGGCGACGTAGTTTTGCGCCCACGCCGACACGGGCGACAGCACGAGCAACGCGAGGATCAGTGTTCTCATCGGAAAGTTCCTGAATTGAAATCGAAATATCCACGCCCGCCCATGCCCACATCGACGGTCATCAGCTTCGGCGTGCTGTCATTGTTCGCAAACGCATCCACCCGCGCCTGTCGCGCGGATTCGCGTAATTCCGGGGCAATCTGCGCGCCCATTGCCGGCGCCAGCGACTCCGCGAGCGAGAGCGTCACCGCATCCTGATAGGCCGGCGGCATCGTGAACGTGGACGCCAGCGTGAGCGCTGACAGCACCATCCGTGAGGTCAACGCCACCTGTAACGCGGCGGAAGGAATCGGCCAGAGATACAGCGAGCCGTTCGGATAGGTCGGTTCGTACTTCCAATCACTAGGAACCGGCCCCGTCATGCCCGGCTGCGAGATCTCCCGCCACCACACGTCATCGCGCTTATCGAGCGTGGAATAGATGCCCGACTGCACCACCGCCAGATGATCGATGTCCACCGGCCGCTGTGTGACCGTCCATGTCGCGCCCGTCGGCCCAATCGTGTGCGGATTGAGCGAGGGCGTCAGCGTGTAGAGTGTCGTGACATCGGCATAGACCGCCGTGCGCCGGGCGTTCCAGCGATTGAGCAGCCGATTCAGCTTATTCAGCCCGAATGCCGCCATCTCACCAGGCACGGGATCGATCGGATCGACCACCGCCAGTTCGCGGAAGGCATCGGTAATGATGTCCAGGGCAGTCGCCATCAGGCTCCTTCGAAAGATCCGGGATGCAGACCACTGGCTGCACCCCGGTTCAGGGGGTCCGGGTGGCTACTTCTTCTTCGCGGACTTGGCCTTCTTCGTGGCCTTGTCCTCGGCGGTGCCGTGCTCCTTCGCCAGCGCTTCCTGAGCCTTCTCAGGGGCGAGCGGATCGTCCGCCGGAGTCGGTTCGACCTTGAATCCGCCAGGCGGATGCGGCATCCCCGGCTGCGTCTTGCGATCCGCGGCAGGCGCCGGCGCCGGATCGTCATTCGCCTTGCCACTGACGACGGTGCCTTCGTTCGTCGGCGCGGGCTCACCCGACGTCGCTGCGTTCGCCTTCTTCTTCGCGGCTTTCAGCGCTTCGGGGTCGTATTCTTTGGCGTTCTCGATGCCCGCCACCCATCCACCCTCAGCCGCGGCCATGTTCTCGCCGGCTAGGTCGTGAACGATATGACGATCGATGACGCCGCCCGTCTTACGGAACAGCATTTTCGGATATTCGTTGATCACGTGACTCTCTCCAATGAAAGGGTGACGGGGCGGCAGGATCGCCGCCCCTCGTCACGCTAGAAAACGACGGTTCCGCAGCTGTAGACCGTCACCGCTTCACTGCCCGCCGTGACCGTGGTCACGACCGCGATAAAGCGCTTCTGGTTGTTCTGCGCGATGGTCATCGTGCCCGAGAGCGTCAGGCCCGTATTCGTGGTGATCGTGATCGCTTCAGCCGCGTCAGCGGTGTTGCGGACCTCGAACTCGAACGACGACCCCGCCACCGGTGACGGCATCGCCGCGATGATCTGTGCCGCGGTCGGCAGCAGATCCGCCCGCGCGCCACCGTTCGGATCGCGGAGAATCAGCCCGCCAAGCACTTGCGCCGCGGTGTAGGTCAGCGCCCCCGCCGTGCTGAGCGTGGCCGGCGTACGGGTCGGATACGTCAGACCCCGGAAATTGGGGTAGTTCGTCTGTGGAATGAAGGTTGCCAATGCCATGTTCGTTCCTTATGCGGACAGCAGGACAACCGCGCCTGCATCAGAGTGAAGACGGCCAAAGCCGTACACCACGTCAAAGCGGTTCATCATCTTTGACTCTTTGAAATCCCACTGACGCACGAACCGCACCGACAGACCGGTTTCGGGGTCCGTCACCTTCTCCGCAATCTCGACCGGCCCGCCTTCTTTCGGGACCGGCAGGTCGATCGGCAGGAACGCGAACGCATCCGAATGAATGAACAGGTTGAACGTGCCCACCTTGCCATTCGGTGACGACGTGCCAGGGAACAGCGTCAGATCCGCCCCCGCCGCCGGCAGCGCCGAGACGTTCTGATACGGTGAACCAGGCCCGTAGATCGTCGGGCTGATGCTCACCGTCGCCGCGGACGCCACCGCGGTCACGTCCTCGAGGATCGTGAACGTCCGCGCTTGCGCCTGTGTCGTGATCTGGCGCGTCATCGGATTGACCGCGTAGATCCCGCCCGCGATGGAGATCTTGTCGCCCTTCTTGAACGTGTCACCCGTGGTGGCCGTCAAGCTGAGGGTTGAGGCGCCGTTCGTGACCGCCGATGCCAGTTCGACGATACCCGCCCAGGTTCCGGCGGTGTGGCGCTTCAGGCTCATCGACTCGGCAAAGCTGAAGCCCTGCAACCGGCCCAAGGTGCCTTCGCGGTACTGCTTGCTGATCTCGTCTTCGTCCTGGAACAAGCCCTTGAACGAGTTGACTGCCGCCACGTTCACCTGTGGCGTAATCATCGCGCCCTTACGACCGGTACTCAACGACGTGCCGAGCTCCACCATGCGAGCGCGAGCCGCCGCAAAGGTGGACAGGTCGGTGGGGTCCGTGCCAAGCACGCCGACGATGTTGTTCGCGTTGTTTCCGGCGTAAACACCCGCCGCAGCGTCCATATGGGCCGCGAACTGATCCATCGGCCCATTCACGAAGTCATCGCGGATCTCTTGCTTGTTCCGCGACATGTACAGCTTCGCTTCGATATCGTCCCATTCGAAGTGCGACTTGGACACGCGATCGATCGTCACGCTGGACTTGAGTTGGAGCAGCGCTTGCGGGTCGTACCCCAGATCCACGCCATCCGTCACCGTGTGACGCTGCGGCAGGGGAATCTGCAAGGTGTCACCGATTGGGACGGACTTCTTGAAGTCCTTCGCGTATTCGGTGTTGAAGAAACGGAGAAGATTCAGCCTGTTCTTGAGCCGGCGCAGCGACTTCATCGAAATCGCGCCGGTTTGGTAATTGAACGTGTTAGCCAAGGCTACCTACGCGCTGCCAACTCCCGCGCATTTTCCATGCGTTCGTAAGCAGCAAAATCCCCGGTCTTGATCGCGTGAGCGACCCCATCGGCCGCGGCCGCAGGCTTGCGCCCGAGCGTGGTCGGTGGTTCCGGAGCGGACGTGACGGTTGAGGGTGGACGAGCGTCAGAGGACACCCGCGACTCAAACCGCGCCTCGATACGGCCAAACTCGCGCAACATCGCCGCCGGACTCATCGCCGTCAACTTCTGCCACTCCGCAATGCCTTCCGGCGTTGAAAAGTGCTTCATCAGATGAGGCGTGTAGTCCGAGACCAGCATTTCCTCCGCAAGCACGTTGTCGGCCTGGATCGGTTCGCCAGGTCGCAACAGGCTCACGGGTCGGATCTCCATCAACTGCGGATTGACCGCAGCATCGAAGCCCGAATCGGTCTGCTTATAGGCGTTGATGCGCTCGATTGCCTTCTGCGCCATCGTCTTCACACGATCGGCGTGCTGATGCTGCTCTGCCCGAGCTCGAGAGCGAGCCTCGTTGTCGGACTGCAACTGTTGCGCGGCAAAGAAGCTCGAGGCCGCCACGTACTCCGCGTACGTGTCGAATTGATCCTCTTTAGGCGCATTCGGAAGCGACATGTATCGCTTCCACTCGGGAACGGCCGCGGGAGACGAGCCCGGTTTGGCGTCCTGTTTCGGTCGTTCTAAACGCTCGAGGCGTTCGCGGAGTTGCGCGGCTTCGGCTCGTGCCTGTGCACGGTCGGCCAGCAACTCCTGCACGCGAGTATCAGCATTCTTGGGCGGTTTCGCGGGCTTGCCCGGTTCCGAGGCGGGCGCCGATGACGCATCCGTCGATGCGGCCTGTCCGTCAGGCTGGACGGTGGACGAGTCCGTACGAACGTCCGACGCGGGAGGTAGTACGCCATCCTTCTCCCAGGCTGCGTATTCAGTCGGGGAGAGCGAGGCGAGTTGATCGACAGGTTCCGATGCCGGTGACGACTCGGCAGAGATGGCGTCAAATTGCGGGGTACCTTCGGTCATAGACTCCTATGCAAAATCTGCGTAGCCGTCAGTGTGGAAGAACGACACTATCTCTGCAACCGATTACCCCGTAGCGGGTTAGTCGAACGTGCTCGCACAGTGGCAACAGCCACAGAGCGCGTCTAGATCCCCAGATTGACCCCGCCGAGCCGTTGCAGCAGCCACACGACCACGAAGACGACGACAATCACCCAAATGACCGTCTGGATTGGCGCCGGCAGATGCGCCAGCGGTAAGAGCACCGACACGACCCATAGGACGAGCACCACGATCAGCAGCGTCACCAGTAACGCGATCATGCGCCGTCATCCCAGGCATCGGTCACAGACGCCATCTCGTGCTGTTGTGCGGCTCTGACCGCCGCCTGATCCGCCTGCTTCGCGTTGAACGCCTGTTCCTCAGCCGCCATCCCGACTTCATGCCGCTGCTCGTCCTCGCGGCTCAGATTGTCGTGCGCGTTCTTGCGCTTCAGCAGCTCGAGCTCGTGTGCGTGCTTGGCATCCAAAATCCGCAACTCCAATTCCGCCTTGATGTTCGCCAGTTGGATCGCTTGCTGCGTATCCGCTTCGGCTTTGATCTGCGCGAGTTGCGTATCCGCCTCCGCCTTCTGCGCCGAAGTCTTGACTTCGACTTCGCCCTTGATGACTTCGCGCTGATTGGCGGCTTCGGCCTTGATCTGATCGGTCTGGATCACCTGTTGCAGCTTCTGTACTTCCTGCATCGCCGCTTCGACCATCTGCTGTGCTTGCGCCAACTGCTGCTGCACTTCGGGCGGAATCGGCGGCTGACCGTCCTTCTTCTTCCGCATCTCAGGCGGCTGTAGAATCTCTAACGCCTCCGCAATCTCATCCCCGATCGGCCCGAGGTTCTTCAGCTTGACCGCCAGCGGCCCAATCAGCGGAAACACCTGCGGATTCTCCATGATCCGATCAGCAAACTCGGATGCGAGCTCGCGCTCGCTGTCCGCGCTTGGCCCGGTGCTGATCGTCACGTCATACCGGCCCTTGTCGGTGTAGATCGGGCCTTCGCCCTCGTTCTGTGGCGTGTTCGGATCGTCCTTCGGTGGGTTGACTCTCACCTGTGCCGGCGAGTCATCCGGCTTGCGGATATGCACATCCCGCGTCGTATCGTAAATGTGCGGGATCAGGTCGAGCACCACGACCCCGATATGCCGCAGGAAGTCTTCAAAGTGGTCAACGAAATGGTAGGAGCCGTTCGCCGCGGCATTCTCGATCTTCTCGAGCGCCTTGCCGGACTTCTCGTTGCGCCGTTGCGCCTGAGTCGGTAGAGGCGACGACCCAATCGCCGACTGGATACCGCGCCGGAACGACTCGGCCGCAATCTCAAGATTCTGGATCGGCGGGTCCCATGACTGCTTCTGCGGCAGGGGTAACGGCGTCGCGCCCGTGGCTTCCGTGGTGGCGTTGACCTCGAGAAACGGGACCGGCTCATGGTTCGCCTTCGCCCACTCCTGCTTGTGCCCCTCGAACTGCCCCGCGTACCCAACCCACTGTGCCCGCGGCACCCCGCCCATCGCCTCAATCTCACAGGTGCGCGTGTAGCAGTAGGCCATCGCCGGATCACGCGCCAGGCGCGTCATCGACATAATCATCCGCTTGGCGCCGGCATCCTTCTCGACGTAGAGCACCTTCCCGAGACACGCCACGATCGGGATGTATTTGCCCGGCCATTCCGTCTTCTCACCCAAGAACTCGACCCCGTTCGTGAGACGCTGGCAGACGTACGGACTCTGCACCTTGCGCTCTCGGCGTATCCAGTCGCGCGCCTGAAGCTCCTTCAGCGTCTCTTTACTGAGCGTGTCCTTAAACTCGGTCACGGCCCCGCTGCCATCCGGAGGCCCGAGTAACATCAGCGTCTTCGACTTGTGCTCGATCGACCAATACTCACTCAGCAGCAGCCGATCGCCCTCAAACCACTTATCCGCAATGCCCCGGATGTCCGAGGTAAACTCGCTGATCTTCGCGTCCGGGAACTGCCGCTTGAACTCCGCAATATCCCACCACTCCTTCACGAAGCACCAGCGCATGTCCGAGCCGTCCGGCATCTGCGCTTCCGGGTCCATCGTGATCAGGTTCGGATTGAACACCGGCTCAATCACGATCTCCTGGTCGAAGCTCGAGTCCGACTCATACCGCGTATTCACCCGCGCAAAGCCAAACGAGCGCTGTACCGCGTTCTCAAACGCCGTGGTGTAGGGGATCTGCGCGTGTGACTTGTACTCGATCTGCCGGATGAGATTGGCGTGGAAGTTCGCAATCGCGTCATTCGCGCCGTCCCCGACCGGCGCCACCTGAATCGCACGCTTCGCCGCTCGCACGCCGTTGATCAGTTGATTGAGATGCTGATTGATCTCATCGAGATTCAGCGCCGGACGGCCGTGAAGCTCACGTTCCTTGCGGTCCTTCTCGGCCCAGACATCGCCCGCGACATAGCGCATGTCCGTGGCGCCTTCTTCGCGGATGTCCGACCATTCGCTATCGCCGTAATCGAGCTTGGCGCGTATCTCTGAAAGGAGATCTTCGTTATCAGGCAAGGGTAATAGGGATGGTCCGCTAGACCACGCCAGCGGTGCAACCGATTACCCCGTAGAGTCAGGCTTCCCCGTGCACGTCATCTCATGGTACCGAAACGCCGCCGTATCCCGCACCACGAACCCGCACTTCAGGCACCGAACCGCCCGTATTTGCTGTTCCTGCCTATAACGAAGCATCTGGCGCCGGTAATCATCCAGTGCTGCTTGCGCGCGTAGTTCTTCCCATTCGCGCTGTCTCGCCACGTTATCAGCCCACTCGGACGCCTTTACCTGATACGCCTCGTAATGTTCGATACCCTTGCCGGATGAGATATTCACCGTGACCCCATGTTGAAACATGCCTCGCATTTGCGCTTGCCCTCGACCAGCCACACCCGCGGTTCCACCACTTGACAGCCGCTACACTTGCGTGTGACTTCGACGTTATGGAGGGCATCCCAACGGCGCAGTAGTTCGCGCAAGGCAGCCGCAACTCTCGTCTCGTACTCCCCATACACGCCGTCCGGATGGTACTGCCGGAGCACCGTCAACTGTTCATCGAACGTCATTATCTATCTCCATACGGTCTGCGGGATATACGGTGTCTCCGGCTTCGCCGCCGGCCGCGGTGTCTTGTGCCGCACCGCTAACCCGCGGAACGCATCCGCCCCGTGACTCGACCAGTCATGGACCGGCGTCCCGGTAAACTCACTCAGCCGCACATTGAACGACTTGCGATAATGCCGCAATGCCTCAATCAACTTGCCCGCCTTGTGCTCCTCGAACCAGCACTTTGACAGCAGCAACCGTGCCGCATCAATGCCATCCATCAACGCCAGCGGTGGCGCCGGAGGCTGAAAGTTCAGCCCCAAACCCGCCGCGGTATCCTTCCGGCTCTTGCCCGTGCCGAGCTCTCTGACCGCAATATCGTGAGGCGGATAGTGCTTGCCGTAGGTGTAGCCTTTCGCGGACAGCACTTGAATGTAATGCGGGAAGCCTTCGCCACTCGCCTCGTAGTAGTCCACGATCCGCACTTCACCGGTGCGAAGGCTCTGGCTGAACACAATGGCGGTGCTGTCATCGACGCCTAGATCCCAATCCGTGTCGACAGGCAACGCCGGCTCGATCGGGATGCGCGTAATCCGCCCCTCCTGCCGGGCGATCGCCATCTCCTTCGCATACCAGGCACCTTGAATCGCCGCGTCCGTCGACAGGTACCATTCCTGATCAAACTCGTCCTGCGTCATCAGCCCTTGACCCACGAGCTTGCGATCGTCCTCCATCGCTTGCTGTAGCAGTTGGATGGTAATGCCGTCCTCGGTCGCAATCGAGCGATCAATGTCCTGCCACAGCGCGAACCAATCAGGGCTGCTCTTGGCGGCTTCGTGCGTCAGATACAGGTGGTCCTTCCCCTTGATCGTGCCGAGGAAGATGGCATAGCCCAGGTGGTCGGCCAGCGCCTTGCTCAGCACCTCCGAGAAGATGTTGCGCGGCTGCTGGCTGTACTCATCGAAGCTCAGGCCCGAGAATGCCGGCCCGCGGAGCGCATCCGGGTCATCCGCCCCGAATAGCTGCAACTTGTGCCCCCGCGGATACTTGATCAGCAGTTCGGATTCGTTGACCTTGATCCCCGGAATGTCACGCGCGTAGAACTTGAGCTTGTCCCACACCACCAGCTTCGCCTGATTGCGCGCCGGCATCACATGCCCATAATGCCGTCCACCGGGCGGATTGACCAGTTCCGTCAACTGCCGCTCCGTCAGGTCAGGCCGCAGATGCAGCAGGCGCCGACGCTCGAGCCCGTCATCGGTCGCATACCGCTGATGATGGTTGATCACTGCCGTGGTCTTGCCGGCTCTGCGGTGGAGCACCAGTGCAGCAAAGCGGGCGAGGGATGAGTGTAGCTGCTTCGCCCAGGCCCGAGGCTTGTAGGGCACTGTGACGATCACGCGCCCGGGAAAGGCCGGATCAGTCGAAACTGGCATCGGTATCCATACGGTGATTCACTGTATAATTAGCGAATGGAAATGCCGCCCGCCCACACGCCCAAGACTTGCCCGATCTGCGCCACTCAGTTCGGCCCCAAACGGCAAGATGCTCCGGACGCAATGGTAAGAGCGCGCGAGCGTTACCGCTTCAAAAGCCTCACGTACTGCAAACCGGCCTGCCAGGGACTTGCACAACGCATCGATCCGCAGCGCAGAGCCAAGACGCGGAGCGGCTCGAGCAACACGGCCAAACGCCTGAAGCCTTACCAGCCGTGCGAACGCTGCGGAGAGACGCGCCGGAGCCAAGTGCACCACAAGGACCGCGACTACATGAACAACGAACTGTCGAACCTTGAACGCCTCTGCCACTGGTGCCACAGCAAAGAACACGCGCCGGAAATCAAGGCGCGATCGGCCCGCATGTGGGAAACGAGGCGCGCTAGATACGGTCCCGGTGGTCACGCTTAATCCGCATTTTTGCTAAGGATTCTGGCGTCGCCCGTTTATTCATCGGACCACCGCACGACCACTTCAGCCTTGACGTTGATGTCCTGTTCCTGTTCCTTCGCCTTGCCCATCGTCCGATCCAGCGCATCCTTCACCGCGGCAATCGAGACTGAGGGGTACTCCCGCTGCACAATCAACTCCGCCAGCCGGGTAATCGCCGGATGTTGCAGTGCCATCAGCCGCTCGAGCGCTTTCGCCTGCACTTGCGGGGCTTTTCCGCCGTGATAGCGGCACACCGTGCCCCCGTCAATGGCTGTGCGCCCGCACTGCTGCTTGGTCTGCTTGCTGTGAGCCTTGCATCGCTGACGCCCGTGGAGCGTATCGCCGCCCACATGGGTACTCATGGGGTCAGGCGCACTCATAGGGTCATCGTCAATTTCTTGACGCTCATCCGGTCTGGCTTTGATGCGGCCTTTTGGAGCGTGCTTCATGGCAGTTGGCCCCAACGTGTCCAGAGCGCCACCATGTAGGCAGCTAGTTCCTGGCGTTCGGCCGGCGTCCAGCGGTCCTCCGGCTCGTCATGCTCATCACCCATGTAGATCGCGCCGTCGTAACCCTCTGAGACTGAACGAGTTGTATGCTCAGGCGATAGGCCGATAATCCCGCCGTTCGCATAGAACATACGGCCGGTAGACAGCCGATAGTGATCGCGGTCCGCTGGCGTCATGGACGTTGCAGCCAGCTTTGATAGAACCGCACCAAGACCGCGTGCTCAATCGCGCCGTCATTGCCCCAGGCGGGATCAGCGTGCTCCGGGTCCAAGTCGTGTGCGTGCAGTCGTTTAGCGAGGGCTTCTTCCACCGCTGGCGTCGCTTTCGCGCCGTCGTAAGGCTTGAGGATCTTCCCGGTGCGGTCCACGGTGCCGGCGGCTGCGCGGTATTGCAGATGCGCTTGGCGTGACTGTGCGAGCAGTTCAGCCACCGTGGGGACCGGTGGTACGTGCTCACCTTCGGCGTTCAGGATGTCAGGTTTAGCCACGCTTCGCCGCCGCCTTCGCTGCCCGTCGTGCCTTCTTCGCGTCTCTGGCGCGTTTACTCATGGATGATCCTCGAAATCTGGCCTAAATATGCGCGTCGCGCCGGCTTCTGGCTGAATCACAAGCACCACGTTTTCAGGATGCTCCCACGGTAACGACAGAATGAACGCCGCGAACCGATCCTCATCAAAATAGTTGATGCCCGCGCCGAATGCGTGCAATTGCGGATGCTTGCCGCCGCCGTAATAGTTCGTCAATTCGCTAAGCGCGGTCCGTCCAGCCGTGCGATCCGACGACGCGAACGCATTGATCGACGCAAGCAAACTCCCGTCCTCTAGCCCGTCCTCGCACGTAGACACGATTAGTGTCACGCCGCTTACCACGCTCACTGGCTTACTCGCTGATAGACGCCGGTTTTACGGCCTTTATGACTGCGTTCCCATCGGCACAACAGCACCCGATTGGTACGCCGGAGATGCTTGACCCAGTTCCGCACTTTGCCCCGAGGCCAGTCGAGCTCGATCATCAACTGCCCGATCGTGCGTTCGGTGGACAGCGCCTCGAGCACCTTGCGCGCCACGGAGCCGTCATACGGAGCGCGCAAGGTGCTCGAGGCGCTGTCCAC